ACCCTCCAACTCGCTAAAAGTGATTTCGTTAGAGAAGAATTGGTAAATGAAAACAGCTTGAAAACAGTAGGCAACATACAATAATTCGATAATATATTGTAATCTTCTTTGTCCCCATAATAATGATGATCACAACTAACGGCGTTTTGAGGATCAGCACTCAGTTTTTGTGCATTACTCAATCCTTTGACAAATTGAAGGCTATCTTGTCTATCTTGTGTGAAAGTAACACCTTGAACTGTAGTAGGATTGTTAAATTCACTTCCACTTATAGCTTTAACAATTTGTTTTGCAATCCCACTTGCTTGTGGCACTCCAGTGATAGTTGCTACTATTGGACCAGTAGCTTCAGCAATAGCTGCTAGAGTTTTAACCGCCGAACGTGTTGTCTGCTCTCTATTCATTTGAGCTTTAAATTCACTCATAGAATAATTTGGATAATTTGGTCCAGCGACTTCTGCTCCCTTAAAATATGCATAACAATTAACATCAACAGAAACAGTTCCAGTTGCATTCATGCTTTTAAGTGGAGTTAAAACCATAAATTTGACATGGCCAAACAAATCTGGGGCTGATGAAGTGGTTGGACCACGTTTCATATTCCAATATAATGTTGGCAACATCCATGGAATTTCAAATTCAACTACATTACCAGCACTAGCGCTTATTATAACGTGTGGAAAACTACTACCTCTAAATATATCAGAAGCAATTGTATCCATTGGGCCAAAAGGAGACCACATAACTAACAAAGTGCCATGATGAAAAGCAGTAGTGTTAATTTCACACCGCATAAAAACCGATTTACATCTCATAAAAGTATATGGTTTCAATGTTTGAGATATAATAGGTATATCCATCAACATCTTAGGAAATCGGCAATCTGATACTGAAACATGTTGGGTTTGGGCACTAGTCCAGCTGAAACGATGTATTTGCTGGATACGCCCAAGAATTCCACCAACATCAATGTCAGGATAAGGATTTGCAGGAATCAATGGAACTGTAGTTGTGGGTTCGACACTAGTAATTGTTGTATCCTCAAATTTTGTCATACCCACCGATTCAGTTGTTGCAGCTTCTTCAGGAGCACGTTGGTTAGCATCCATTTGTCCAACAAAAGGTTTAACAACATCAGTGGTTTTCTTTATTTTCATAAATAAAACACGTGGTTCGTTACGACCAGTTATTGGCAAAACTCTTTCAGCTTGATCGACTGTGAGTCTAATTTCCTTTTGTTGCGCAACAAAATTACCCATCTTATGTTGCTCTTTAATAGCATTAGCTCTACGTTGAGCATAATACAATTGACGATTCCACACAATATCATTTGGGTTCAATCCAAGTTGTCGAGCTTGAGCTGCATCATCAATTTCTTGTGATCGGCCTTCCATAAACTCGGCAACCTTGATATCAGTTTCGCGCATATCAAGGGATGCATCTTCTCCACAAATTGCCCAAGACTGTGAAACTTCAACGACATCTAACACATCAGGTCGTGCTTTAACGAACCCTTTTAATGATGAAATTGTAGTTCTTTCATTTCCAGACTGGGCAACAAAAGTAGAATCATTCATGCTCCAGCTATCTTGGTAGCTGATATCACCTTGTCCCACAAAACCCAGTCCTAAATAATCGTGTAGCAATTCGTCATAATCCTTCTCATGCAATGGAGGGCAACCATTGTCTCGCAATAATTTTTCCATTCTTCGTCTAAAGAAATCAAATTCATCGCGACCATAATGGAACATTTCTCTAACAGCAGCAGATGCATTAACAGTTGTGGCTTGGAAAGGATCGTTTCCATTGTTTTTGATCCATTGTGGCATATCTTCAATAACATGTCTTTCAAGTGGAGCTAGAACTAATCCATTTTTTTGTACAAAACGACGCTTGAGATATGTTATATCTTCAATTTTTTGCCAACGCAATTCTCCAATAGATTTCTTATCAGTGGTTGTATAGGTCATTCCTAAAGTTTTAATCCACTTCTCTTTCTTCTGCATATCATACCAGTCAACATCTGTCGTTTCGACATGATCGTCACCAAAGATAGACAACATAAAGAGTTTGAAGTAATCTTCACCTTGGAATTCACCCACCAATCCTGGAATTTGCTGTTCCCAGGCTTCCATTATAACACAATAAACGTGAATAATTGCATTAGCAATAATGTTGTATACTGTAGTCATAAGGTCTCCTGATGGATTGGCACCAATTTCATCCATTTGGTAAATAGTTGTTCCTGCAACATGTTGGGCCCGATAAGTCAACTCCCAAAGTGCCTTATGTGCGCTGAGATCTTTTTCATCCCACACTCCATTTTCCATGTGCCATCTCGCAACTACTTTTTCAACTGCTCGATTAATTGCCTCACGAATTGAAGCATCATAGTTGGAATAATCACCAGCCAAAACTTTAGAAAACGTAGTCAAACGTTCATACAACAATTTCCAATGTTGTGAATGTACATTGATTCCCATTGCACTAAAAGAATTGGCAGGATCACTCATCATCATCTCAACGAATGATTGATAAAGCTCACGTTTATTAATCAATAGCTCCGTGATAGCAGCAGAAAACAGACGAGTTTTACCTTCGTCTACTTTCTCATTGTCCCGACGCTCATCCTTTAAACAATCCTGGAAAACCATGTTTATACGCTTGACTTTTTCATCAACAGTCAACACACAATTGTAAAGGATATCTTTCATATCTTGAATAGCTTTTTCCATTTCTGGTGTTGGCATATAACTAGACATGTGTCCTTTACACTTGCGATTCGGTGTAAAACATTCACAACTTGGTTTTTGTCCACAACATGTGCATCTAAAGTGGTGTTCTTTAGTGCTTTTCCCTGGAGGATTAGGTTTGTCCTCACGCCATCCATTGGATGTGTCAAACCAAATACTTCCTGTGTGACTCCAAGTGGGCTTGCCATTAATTGATTCAAAGCGACTAAGCTTTGTTTTCTTGCCTTCTGGGACTTGAGGCAAGTGGTTATAAACTGCATCAGCAGCCTTATCAATGGCTCGCAACATCTTGTCACTTATTTGTATTGGTTTGCGTTCCATTTTACCCAAAGCCTTTTGTAATGGACTCACTCTAATAGGAGTTGAGTCTGGCTTATCAATATAGAATGGCTTAAGCTTTGCAGGTTTTGTTGAACTTGCAACTCCAGTTTTGCCATGCAACTTAGATTCAATCACTTTTGATACTTCAGGCAATCGAGGAGCTTTACTTGTTGGAACTGTTCGCAAAACAGTAGTTCCTTCAGGAAACACAAGTTGTCCAAAATGAGCCACAAATTCAGTGGAGTACAAATCATCTGGATTCACTAAGTGGAACAAAGCTTCTGCTCCACTACCAGCTACCAAGATACCTCCAATCTTTTGGGCCATATGGGTGTTGAATATCACAAGTGGCGATCCACAATCACCATTAACTGATGGAATTCCGGCTCTAATATAATTGGTCAAAGTTACAACCTCACGATTGATTCCGGCTTCATCAATTTTGTAGGTGATGTTCTTACCAAGGTTTACATTTCCATGTGAAACCAAAGTATAAGCATGGTCACCTTTTCTTCGCACAAAACCCACAGTAGACAGATCAATTGTAGCATCTGTAATTTTGGCAAAATGATGTCTAATATCTCTAAAAGATGGTAACATTTTGTCAAATTCAATAGTAATCAAATCTGTTCCCAATTGAGTACACACAAACTGTTCTTTAGTAAATGTGAATTCTCCTTTCGAACAAGTCAAGTATATATCTGGAAACTCAGCCGTTGCGAAAGAAAAGAAGTGATTGGCAGTTAACCCACTTCTACCATGAGTAAAAGTGATATCACATTTACCATTCAATCCTTCTCCGTCACGCTCTCTCCAATAAATATGTCCAATTTGGTCAACTAAAACGTCTTCAATAATCTTAGTTGCAGTTGGATCTTTGTTGGAATGGGCATAGAATTCCTCAGTGGACATATTAGCAACAAACATCTGATCACCGCGCATTGGTTGTCCCTTCTGCATTGGCTTTCTTTGAACTCGTTGCCACTTGACCTTTTGAGTTTTGTCATCACCTGATCCAAACGCAGTTTGTGATCCAAATTTATGTTCACCTTTGGATGTGAAGTAAGAGAAAATAGTATATCCAGCAGCCAACATTCCAAGGGCCAATCCAGTTATTTCAAGGACCTTAGCCCACGGATATTTGGCATGGATTTCATCAATCTGCTTTGTGATAGAATCAAACCAACCTGTGGTTGCCTTCACAAGACGCACCTTCTGATCCTCAATATTTTTGAGGAGAGTTGCTCCAGCTTGAGCTACAAAGGCTATACGATCTTGTGTCCATAGGTGTTGCTTGCCGTATCTGTTAATTGATTGCAAGTAAGAAGCCACACGACAATTGTGATGTGCATTCTTAGTAGTTAATTTTTCTTTTTCAACCATCTCTTGCAACTTTTTCCAATCTTCTTCATCAGATGTGAAATCAAACTGATCATCATCAAGATCCTTATATTCGGCATAAGTTGGTTCAGGTTTTAATTGTGCCTGGATTTCCTTTATATCAGACACAGTCTTTGGTGTGATCAATTGTTCACGCAGTTTATTCAAATTAACAGCTGTTAATTCTTCAACAGTGATATCATCTGAAATGACGTCATGATGCATCACTTTGTCCTCCTCATTCTCGTACTTAGACAACTTAGATTCCAGATCACTTCCCATTTGTAGAGTTTCAATAGCGTTAGTGATCAAATTATCAGGAGTGACCGACTTTCCACTACTATGTAATGATTTAACTGCATCCTCAATTCCAACACGTTGCACCAATTGACTCTTTTCAACATCAGTGTATGTATCCTTAGCTTCATCAACTGGGTTGGTTTCAGCTCCAATATACCATTTTGCCAAGCGTTTCAACATTTGGGCAGAGAAATTACTCTCGACTTGTCGTCTGAGAATAGGCAGCATATCATCCCCCACAACGTTGAGCACCATTCGGCTAGCATTTGTGGCTACTTCACCCATTTTTGGATGTACATTACACATGTAGTCTAGCATAACATAATCAGGATCATCATAGTCAGGTGAATATTCAAGAATTCCTTCAAGAGGGCATTCATAAATCATCTGATACAAAGACTCCATGTCTGCCACGCATGATTGCCCGCCCATAAAACGAATAACCAATTTGAAGAAATATTCAATAAGCGGCTCAATCGATGGTCCACGATGCAAGTATATCCATTTACCACAGGAACTAGGCACAGCATATGTTATGTATGCTCTATGGTCATTAGGAAAAACCAAGTTCATCATCGAATCAGGGAAAAATTCTAATTGGGTATCAAGCCATTTGTCGAATATCTTTCCAACAGCAATCGTTCCCAATCTGCCAGTTTGTAAATCAACGGTTTGAGCATCAGTCAAAGGAATCGAAGCATAAGTTGGATAATTCTTTGAGTAAGCCGTCATTAATTGGAATGATTGCTCAGGAATTAGTGTACAACGTGCTCCAGCAAATTGGAAGTTGCCAGTTTTGTTCATGAACATAGCTACAACCTCCATAATTGCATCGACTTCAAGTTCACTGTAAAAAGCCACATTGTTACTTGTAACCATATAGTCAGTTAATGACAATGCTTGTGGTTTAAAAGAAGGTTGATGGGATTTACGATTTTTAGGACGATCAACTCCATCAATTATTCGTTGAGCTACAATCTTCCTACTTTGCAATGTTAATTGCTCAACTTCTTGCTTCTCAGCTTTTGCTTTATCTTGGATAGATTTATAGTCAACAATTTCTTCTGGTTGTTCTTTCAAAGCAGTCGGCATATCCAAATCCATCTCGTCTTTAAGCATTTCATAGCCGTCAGCCAAGTTCAATCCTTTTTCAGCAATTTTGTCAATCAACTCACCGAATTTTACTTTCTGCAAATGTTGCATTTTTCTCCAGCAAATTTTGACGAGAGTTTCAAAATCGACCAAATTATCAAAAGTTTCACCAGTTGGCCAGTGAATCTTTTGAAATCCACGATATCCTTTAACTTGGAAGAGGCAATGTTCTGTTGGAATAATTTGGTGTTCAAATGTATCCAAAACCTTTTCCTTGTCAATGATCCATGCACCGTTTTGGTTTTTAATAAATTCAGGATTAACAAAACACCGAATATTCAAGTCAAAACGACGGAAGAAAGCAGAAACATCGGCCAATTTGGTAGCATTAGTCAATGCTTTCAATTCCATATTATTAGTTGAAATACAGACTTCAGAAGTAAAATAAGTTCCTTTCTTCTCGGTCAATTCGGCCATGTTCAATTGGAATGGAACATCATTTTTAACATTAATATAATCGATGCAATGGGTTGTGGTCTCATCAATATCAGTGTTCATAAAATAATCATCAAAGATACAACCATATTGCCCGTAATAGTTGTTCCAAAATTCCATTTCTGCTCTTCGCACATAAATTTGATCATTCACTCTGAATTTTTGAGCTCGTTCAGGATACTTTAAAGCATACAAACGATAAATCAGAAGTTGAACAATGACTGATTTGCCAAGACCCGGGCTTCCCCACATCCAAATGCCAAGCGGCTCATTTCGACCTAAGTCTTCATGAGTTTTGGCATTTACTGTATCCTGATACTTCATTAAGGAAATATAGACACCATTAAATGTGCTAAGAATACTCATCGGCACCTTTTCAATCTTAATTAACTCACTCTTTAAAGCATTTGCTTCCTTAACAAGTTGCAAAATCTTGTGATTATAAAGATGATCGGTCATAATTTCTTTCGCCATGTCTTTTGGCAATTCAATACACACATCTTTGACAAAAGATTCAACACGGAGTTTCAATTCAGCCATGGCAATGTCGCTTGGAGGCAAACCCAGCCATTCAGTACGTATGTATTCAATAGCATCTTTGACAAGACGTATCATGATACCCAAGTCGCGGGCACCATGTACATAAGTCGAAAATTTCTTTATATTTTTGGTACTAATTTCTTTTTTAATATCTGAACCAATATTCATGGCTTCAGCTATTATATTAGTAACCAAAGAGAAAACACTAGTTGTTACTTCGGCTTCAGTCTCGGCCTCCCCAGCGTGTCCAACGAATTCTTTATTATCTACAATAACATTCATTTCCACATCTTTTTGTTTTTCTTCAGCAAAAAGTCCACGCATCCATGTTAAGAGGCCAGACAAATACTTATAGCATGTAGAAAACAGGCCACTGGATAATAACCATCCAATCATAACTCCTGCAGCTTGTTCTACAGTAGATTTGGATGCAATATATACAAAAATAATGAAGCTTGAAATTTTCTCAATAGCAACCATAGCTTTTTGGACTAAGGATGTATCGGAAATTGTCTTTGACAAGTTTTGACCAACAGAGGCTACATCACTTTTCATTTGTGTAAGCAATTGCATGGCTCCTTTCATTGTATCGGACATCGCTTCTTTAAATGTATTTCCAGTTCGTTCAAGAGCTGCCGTGGCATTAGACAAATTCACGTTGAATTTCTTTGCCTCAGTAGTAACATTCACAGCAATAATTTTCTCGTCTTGACCAAGGTTGATTTTCATGTCAGCCAAACCTTGAGCCATGAATTCCGTTACGCTTTGCATCGTTGCCAAAGTTGTAGCAACATCTTCCTTCTCTGATTGTTCATTAGAAGGATGATCTTGTAATTTGGCCAACATAGCAATAGCAGTTTCACTTAAACCCTTTATCTCATCACTTTCGTTTGCGATGCAACTTTTAAAAGTTCGTGCGTTGTCATCGTTCACTCTCTTTGATTTGAGTGCCCTTAATTTGGCAATTAGGGATAAGCGAGCTACTCTATTATAGGAGACAGCTCGTTCTGCTAAACGTGGATTCATTGTGTAATTTCGATTTTTCAATAATCTCTTGTCTCGAATGTATGGGTGGGGCACTTCAACATTTTCAGTTTGAAGTTGATTCTTTTGATGTGTTGGTTCCCCAACCCTTGTTCTACGCCAATTCATATAGCGTTTAATAAATTCTTGCTGTGGGAATTGGGTTATACGCATTACCATTTGTGTCTCTTCAATAGCAACACTAAAATTCAAATGGTCTAATAGCAGAAAAATTTCAGTTTCTAAAAGGGCAGGTCCGGAAAGATTGCCAAAAGAAGCTGGTAATTCTTTTCGTAAGATTAGCTCAGTCTTTGGATAAGCATTAGCTACATCAACGTCTTTATTGATAGTACGATCACGTAACGAGGCTAAAATAGAACAGCCTTCAGCTGATAATTTAAGCAACTCATGCTCGATATCATTAATTCTTTGTTTAATCTTATCCATGTCTGCTGTCAATGGGACTTGAGCTATCAAGGCTAAATCTGCCGTATCAGAGGGTGGACGTGTCGAAATAGCAACTTGAGTTAACGAGTTCGTAAAACGACCATGACCATTCTCTTCAGTGTAAGTTTGATTTAAACTGCCTGTCTCAGTGTGTACAGTATTTTCCATCTTCTTACAAACAGATATACGCTTGTCAAGAACAGCAGGTATTTTAATGTCATAATTTTCATTATGACGTAATTTCCAGTAACGAGGTTGATTTGGGGTCTTATACCCTTCAACTTCATCTCGTTCATAAGCATCATTAAGTGCTTTTATAGTTTCCATTGGCACTGCAGGCCAAGTTATCTTCTTCTTATCTAAGGAGAAGTGTTCGCAGTTTTCGCTCAAATTATTCTCTAATTGTAGTGAAGTCATTTTAGCTAATATAAGGACAAATAGGCGGCATTAAAAACTCTAGTTCCGCACAACTATTCAGAGTGTTGGACATAATATATATATATTTATATTCACAATAGCAATTTTTCATCAGAGCGCCAATTCGTTATCGACAATCCACGATGGGACTGTTTGACTATGTTATAATTGGCATCAGTGGTGTCCGTGGTTTTCCACTGCATGGGGCGATACCTTTCATGTCATACACAAAAGTCTACAGAGCGTTTAGATTCATTAACCTTCACGTTGTACCTTTTTCGGATATATGACACTACCGTCGATCTCTACCAAACTCCTACCTCTGCGAATAGGTTTACACTAACCGGGCAAGTCTATAGATTGAATTAAAATTGATATCTCAAAGGTTCAATATTTCTTAAAATCTGTACATCTAAAACACAGATCAATACTCTAACGTTCACCTCAAATGAATACATCATTTGGAGTTTATAATCAAAACAATTCAACATACTACTTTACATATCAGGTAGTGCTGATTACATTCATCACAAATTGTGGCAAATATATCATATATTATTACATACACATTAAACAATATTTAAAATACCAATTGGTAAGTAATAACAATTTCTTGTAACCCAAGTAGGGGTGTATCCAAAGCATACACTACTTCATGAAATTGATCGTTACATTATATATCACTTAAATTAAATCCACCCCGAGGGTGGGGTTAATTTTTATTTTATATAACTAAACTGAACAATCCATACAAACTTAAACCGTTTGTACTAATTGCATCATATTTATTAAAA